CTGAAGAAGGGACGGCTCGGAAAGCGCGGCTTTTGGCAGCGCAAGTACGGGTCAAAACCTCCGAAATGGTTGCGACAATGGCGACACGGGCAGAAGCTTGATGCGCTGCCTTCGGCTTGGCTCACTACCCGTTATGGCCTTGCACCGACGGTGCAGGACATTCAGGGTAGTATCGAGGCTCTAGAGGCTGCGGACAACCGCAGTTTTGAGAGATACGTGGTTACGCAGCGCTCTCGCAGGCGTTGGGTGACTAGGAATGAGCTTACTTCCGGCTCGGCCAATTACGGCGCGTACTATCCCCTACCTGTGATGGTAGCGGGCTATGTGCACGACGTTTATGAGGTCATGGTCCGGTTGGACACTCACCTTGATGACGATTTCTACGTAACCCTGCAGGAACTGGGCCTAACCAATTTGCCTCTCACCATGTGGGAGGTGCTTGGGTACAGCTTCGTTGCCGATTGGGCCGTAGGGGTCGGAGACTTCCTCGAGGCGTTGAACGCTCGGAGGGGGTACGTGTTTAAAGGCGGAAGCAGGACGGAGTACTACCGGACAAACCGGCAATCCGACCTGTCCATTGATACCGCAAAATGCGTAACGTTGGGGTATAAAAACCCTACGCTGAGTCCCCCGAAGCCTCACTATTCGTATCATCACGAAGAGCACGAACGGTTTGTCTACAATGACTGGCCGCTCCCTTCGCTCGTGTTGAAACGAGACCCGCTAAATTTCGAAAGGATGTGGGACAGTATTTTTCTTCTGTCCAACGTCTTAGGAAACAAGCGGGCTGCGGGAATAGCAGCCATGCGAAAGCAGGGGTTGCGCATCTGACGATCGCTACGTGCGGTCTGAAGAGACTCATGGTTGAGTCAAAAACGCCGGTTGGGTGAGTTAGCCCAATCAAACTCCAAAACTCCTTAGGAGATCCAAATGGCTGATAATGCCATCATAGCCGTCAATGACGGCGAAAGCACCCCGGTCACTCACTCATTTTCCCCCAAAGGGATCTACGGTGAGATCGCCAAGTATCAAAACTTGGCTACGTCGTTTCTGGAGGGTCGTGAGACCCTTACCGTCTCCCTCAAGGACGGCGGGAAAGTCCAGCGCGGCGAGACCGTTCTCCACCTGCCCCGGGTCCTCGATGAGACCGTCAATGGGGTAACGGTGTCTCGGGTGGCGGATTTCGCAACCATCCGTATCACGGGCTTGTTTCCCCCCACGTGGGAGGAGCAGGACCGTAAGAACGGACGCGTCATGGCAAGCAACCTGCTGCTTAACGCGATCGTGGCTGCGGCGTTCGACAACGGCGAGTTCGTATACTGAGTTAGCAGTATGCCCAGCTGGGTAGCTAGACTCAAACTCGTCTCCACCTATATCCTGCGTTCTTTGAAAGGCGCGGGCCCAATCGGAGTAAATCCATGGGAAAGACACTTAACCGTGATGGTCGTGTGCGCCCTGTTGATGTTAGCAGCCTGTTCGAAAGGTTGGCTATAGCCCTCGAGGTGCCGGAAGGCATCTGCGGGGGTCCAACCCAATGGATAGATCTGCCGTTTCCTGATCAAGGTCTCGATGTTGAAAAATTTCGGGATCAGTATCTCCTTAAAGAGGTCGTCAGGAAATACCCGGGTTTCGACCTGGGTATCGACACAAGAGCGGCAGCCGTTGCCTCCTTTCTGGAGGACGAAGCTGTCAATGCCGAGACTAACGACCGGCTCAACCGCCTCCCTACCTCGGATGAGGTACGCGCCAGGCAGCTTATGTTTGCTGCAGGGCGAAAAGCAGTGGCGGTTCTGGGACGGTTTCCGTGGGATCGGTTCTTGAAGGCGCTGAGGTTTGGACCTGGAAGCACTACGCGTCTGGCTCGGAAAGATGCCAGCGTCTACGGAAAGCTTACAGGAACACCCACAGTAAGCAGGCGGGCCTTGCCTCTGGCTAGGGAGATCATGTCTATGTTGCCCGGGTGGGCATACAGAAACAACCTCACCGACACCATTGAAGAGGCGGACCTAGCACTACGGTTGTGCGAATACGACCTGCTGAGAAGCGTTACCAAGAACGCGAAGACTGATCGTACGATCGGGATACCCAACGACATGCAAATACTGATGCAGCTGGCCGTCGGCTACTGTTTTCGGTTATGCCTCTGGAAGGCGGGAATTAACCTGAATGATCAGTCTATCAACCAACGTCGGGCCTTGGAAGGCTCGATAACGGGGAAACGCGCGACCGTGGACTTGAGAAGCGCAAGCAACTCAGTCACGCGTGTTTTGGTTTGGCGTATGTATGGGGATCATCCCCATGACGTAGGTACGTTTGACCCGACTTGGTACGAAGTAATGGATACTCTTCGTGCCCAGTACGCCTTGGTTGATGGTGAATCGGACCTTCACGAATACGAGCTATTCTCAGCAATGGGTAACGGCTTTACGTTCGAGCTGGAGTCGCTCACATTCTGGGCGATTGCAGTTGTGGTCTGTGAATACTTGGACGTGCCTCCCGACGTAACTGTCTATGGGGATGACCTGGTGGTGCCAGTAGAAACGGTCGAATTATTGACCGAAGTGCTGGCCTACTGTGGTTTCCGTCTAAATACGGATAAAACATTCTCAGACGATAAGCCGTCATTCCGGGAGTCGTGCGGAAAGCACTACCTCCGGGGCACGGACGTTTCGCCGTTCTATGTTGATACCGAGTTAGACACGGTGTCTTCAATCGTTCTCTTAGCCAACAACATCACGCGCTGGAGTGCGCGGGGGTTGTGGCGTGATGGGCGCCTCCTTCCTGTCTGGAATTGGGTGATAAGTCACCTCCCGGATTGGGCTTTGGAATGCACCATCCCGTTAGGCGAAGATGACGACGGGCTGATCATGGATTTCGATCAAGCCTGTCCTAGCGTGGCTTACTCTGAGGGCGTCAAGAACGGGATGGCCAAGACTATGCTTGGATACCGTTGCAAGACGTTCAAAGAAGGCACCAGAGAAATTGTGGTGTCTGGCCGCGCAGGATATGTAACCTGGTTGTATAACCAAAGCTACGTTAGGTTTACCCCCCCAGCTGCTGCTGTGTTGAAAGACCGGCAAGTACTGTGGGTACCTCGCAAGGGGAAATACCCGACCGCGCTACGTTTAGGACAGGGTAGCGACCTGTTTGAAGCGTTCGACCTTGTTGCTCCACGTGAACAAACCCGACGGCCTAACGGCCAAAAGGTGAGTACGCGTGAGGTCCGGCGAACTGTCTCTCACTGGCCTTATCTCGGGCCATGGGTGAAGGACGATGACGTGACAGAGTTGTCACACGTTGACGTCAAGTTGTGCGCGTCTTTGGCACGCTCGACGTAAGCCTATGCCAAGGGCCCTAGGGTAGGGTCCACGGCGAGGTTTCCACCTCGACCTAGCACAGGAAGTGCCC